AAAAGATTTTCCGAATTAGTCCAAATTGAAATTAGTTCTAATTAAATAATCTTTTCACTAAACATTTGACTCCCCCCTTCTACGAAGGTGTGCAAACAGCGGCTGTCTGCGTGTGTTGAATGCAGATGTCCAGGAGTCCAAAACACCTTTGGGCACGGTTGAGACTGTGCCTGAGCTGGAAGCGGTGCTCGATGGTGGAGTGACAAAGGCTGTCCTCAGTGATCCAGGTAGGTGAGGTTCCAAATTGAGATTTTGTTGGTTCACCCACTCTCTAGTCCTGTTGGTTGAAGGCAATGAGCTACTCACGGTAGTCACACTGCTTCGGGAGGAACCAGAAGATTGGGAACCCAGACTGGTCAATTGAGTTGAATTTGATCTCACAGATGTTCCCCTACTGGACATTGTCTTTGGGATTTGATTGCTGCCAAAATTTGGTGTGGGCCTGTGTACGGCCTGCCCAGTGAAGCCACCAGACAGTGATGTTGTTACAGGAGCATTGGGTGCCCAGTATCTAGTCCCATTCCAATCCAGAACCTTTGTCATAGGAGCGTTGATGGCTCCACGAGCCGCATCAGTGGGTGAGAACCCCCCAGCTGAAAGAACTCCTTGTTTGATGTTTATCATATCCATCTGCAATTTCTTTGTAGCCTCAATTTGTGCATTCAGCATTTCTTTATCATGTTTAAAAGATTCTCCTTGAAGGTATTTATTATTTTCAAAATCAATTTTCTGGTTGATTGCACTAGCTCCTGCATTAACTAAAGAACCTACACTATTTGTGACTATGTCACCAGCCAATCCTGCTAAGAAAGCTCCTGCCATTACTGAAACCTTCTGCGCCCGTTCCCAGTTCCCATGGGGGCAAGAGAGTAGAATTGGTTAACCCAAGAGTCAAATCTGAAATAACCGTTGGCAGGAACATTGATGGGACTTTCACCTGATCTAGCAACTGTAAGGAAACCTTGTCTGTGCAGTTTGGCCTCAAACAGGACACGTCCTGTCTCAGGGTTCACATACCTAAGTAGTGCCACATCTGATTGTGCAGGGGCTGATTCCTGATAGAAGTGCTGGACCCATTCCTGTGGTACAAGGCAATCTATGGCTGTGTTTCCAAAGCCACCTTTGAGGGGAATGTATGAACGGAAGAAAAGAATTTGTTCACCAGGGTATGTTGGGAATACAGATGATGCAAGTCCCATGTTGAGTGTTAGGGCTCCTGAGTAATTTGGTAGCCGCCATTGTTGAAAGGGGCCGGGATTCTCAAGACCTATAGGTGTGAATTTGGTGGGCTCAAGTTCAATATCATTGGTGTTCCAAGTGGCAATCATTACTGAACCTAATTTAGGGGTAAATTTAGGACTCCGTGTGGAGACAACAGCCTCATGAGATCTATTTGCAGGACCACTCTGGCCAGATTCGATGGATCTATTTCTCTGGGAGAGAACCCCATATATGTCAGCTATGAAATCTGGAGTGCCCAGGGGGGCAGGCACATCCTCTGTTGGGTCAAAGGCGGCACCATTAGGGCTCGTGACTGTCATGTGCCATTTGTGGTTGTCATCATTGCCTTCATGCCCGGTGATTGCGCCTCGAAGGGAACAAATGTTTGGAGTCACCAATTGAGTTGTACCTTGCAATTCACCTTCAATTGTGCACCTGCCATTTTGAGGTTGGACGACCAAACTGTCAGTCGGGCTGGTGTACAGCATGTCAATAGGTAATGGGAACCTAGAATTTGTCATCTCTCCAATTGTTAGGATGGGCACACTGAAGGGTTTTGTCCTTGACTCGACAGTGGGTGGTACCAAATAATTGAACTCAAAATCAGGGGTGGGTCTGGTGAGAACTCTACAAGACACAGTGAAAACATCATCAGAAGAACCATTTGATCTTAAGGGGGTGTACAGCATAGCAATTAACCTCATCTTTGGATCATTCATTTGATTGTAATGAAAGAAATTATTTCTCACATCTGGGACAGGGATAAAAATTGGTTCAAGAGTCCTAACATCAACTATTATGTGGGGGAACATAGTTATCTGTGGGGGACTAATGTTTTCTACTGGGAAATGAGGCGGCACAGCCGCAAATATGACCTTTCCTGCAGTGAATGCATTGCCAGCCATGAGCACCTGTACCTCCACTCCCCCAGCAAACCCATTATACATCCTAGATAAGTGGGCAAGAAAAGGATTAATTTCTGGTCCTAACTCAAGGTTTAACAAAATTTCTCCAGGGGAATTTCTTGGGGATATTGTGAATTCACCATTAGGTGCCTGCACAAAGTTTTTCATAATCCAGGGGTCAATTATATTTGTTTGACCAGTGAGAGGTGCGGCAATAGCCCCACCTGCCACCGGTTCCAATGCCAATGCCTCTGAGTTGGCCTCTGGAACGAGGTTGGCAGCACCATCATTAGATGGAGCGGCGTCATTCGACGCCATCTTCATTCACACCTTCGGGAGCAAGATTGCGATCACCCTCCCACGTGCTCAAGTCGGAGAATCTCATCCACCTGTACATTGGTTCTTGTCTGGGCACGTAAAAATCCATTCCACCTTCTTTGAGTTCAGTGATTACCAATTTGCTAACTTTCTTGTAAAATGTTGGTCCATGCAGGGCAGCCTCACCGAGAAGGGACATTAATTGTATTGGTCTTTGAGAATGTGGAATCATTGTTTCATTGGGATCCTCATGGTTGGGTCCTTTGGTCCAATACAGTTGTCTCATGATTGAGGACTGGTCAAGCTTACCATACCAGCCGACTGGGTCCCTACATATATCTCTCCTGAGGAACGTCAGACCCTCTAAGCTCTCTCTAATTATGAGTGGCCCCTCTGTTTTATCAGGTCGGGTTGGAATGAGCCCATACTCTCTCAGTTTGTCTGTCAGTTTTTGTGGGTCCAACTTTATGTCTGTGCTGACTATCTCATCATCCCCATAGAAGGAGAAACATGAATTTGATTGTACCACGTCGGGGGAGAGTCCAGAGACTTCCGACATGGCACACAGTGTTAGAAGCCAATGAGCAATTGAGTTCCATTGAGATGTGCATGGGACACCTGAGGGAAGGCCCTCGTTTATTGTGATCTTAAAGTCACCAACATCCACGACACTGGGTGACAGAAGATCCTCAGACACCACTTGTGATAGTTCTGGTTCAGCTGAGAATTTAACCATGATGTCAAGTGCAACACCCAGTATGTGTCTCTGTTGGGTTGAGTCCCACCTGGAATAATCAGCATCATAATGATATCTATATTTTGCATGTTTCTCAAAGATTATAGGTCCATCTTCATTCATGTTCATCCCGACCCTGATGGGCAATCTCACACAGTTAGCCTTCATCTCATCCATGAGACCCCCAAATGATCTTGCACAACGAATCATCGTGCCCAGGTCAGAACCCCACAAGAGCCTTTTCTTGATGGTTTCATAGATCTTACTGGTCTTGACAAGTTCATCCTTAAGTGCAGCTGTATACACAGGCTGCATGTGTTTCCCTTGCTCAAACATGAGATTTGCTTTTGATGCCTGGTCAGCCAGGACGCCAGTGAAAGACTCTCCATTCCAGTTATCATTCTTCTTCTTGTGGTGGGGGTAGCCACTTGATGTTGTCTTGTCCAGGGAAGCACAGGCTTGCGCATAGGACCACTTTTGGGGTGGTTCTATGGTTTGCTCAAGTACGCTACAGATGGTCTCCTTAGCGGCCTCTAGAACTGCCGGCCTTGGCGGCTTCCCACGGGGAGCGGTGAAGGGTTTGAGTTGGTCTCTCATGACTTGTTGTAGTGATGGGCCACCTTTAACCCTGGGGTCTCTACCACCAAGATAGGCAGGTTCATATGTGCCAGGGGGAAGTGGGGCATTGGAAGATCTCCAGAATTTGGTTTTGGTGCTGAGTTTTGGGGCATTTCCTGGTCCCATGATTGGTGCGCCACAGTAAGTACCGTGATTGTCTCCTCCCTCAAGTGTGGCTTCTCCATCTGGTCCCTGAGTTGCACATATCACCGTGTTGCCACCCCTTGCAGCGGCGGTGTGCACCCCAATGACAACCCAATCATTACCCCTTTTGTAGACATAAGGACAGCCACAATCTCCGGGGACGGTACCAAGGTCCATATTTTTGGCATTGGACCCTGTGAGAAGCATCCCCATTTGGCCCCCAATCATCCTCCCCTGTATCTTCATGGTGGCATGGGTGCCCATACGGGCTGCCAGTGGCATGAGCTCTCCAGTGGTTCTCTTGATCAGTATGGTCACCACCGTCCCTTCGGGTGCGCCTTCCTCAAGAATCATTCCAGAGACATCAGGTCTGATGGCTTTGGGGAATCTCATCTTGCAAAATTCCCCACTCCTGTGAATTTGGATTTGGCTTGTTGGGACTCCAAAAGCCTCCGTCATGCCTGGTGGAACAACATGTGTGGAGGTGATGAAGAGGTTGGAAGAGACCCAGAAACCCCAACCTGAACCAAAATTAACTATTCTAGACCATAGACTAGGGGGGGCTTCAAAATCTATCCTTTCATTGTAGTTAACGCTACGGTCATCATCAGCCCACAGCTTTCCCTTTGGTTTGAAGTCATCTGGGTTCCTTTTCCTGATTTCACTGCCTGTGACCAGTCCCAGGGTGGCTCTTTCTTCCCTGCGTTGTTTCTTGGTTGGCCTGAAGATCCTTTGCCTTATTTTGACTTCTTCCTCTTCACAGAAATTTTCCTCTGTTGCTTTGGCTATAGCCAATTCTTCATAATAGCGGTCTCTGTCCTGCAAGTATTCTTCTATGGAGTACCTTCCTTGACGTTCCTCTCTGATCCTCTTGTATTCATCGTACTCCTCATCACTGAGACCTTTGCTGGAGAAGGCAGTGTGTTTCTTCCCTCTACCACTTTTGTTCTTGCCTTTCTTACCTTCCGGAATTGTGTCAACTGGGTTTATGGTCCAATCATCAATTGGAGGAGCAGGGGGCTCCGTGGGGGCCTTCATAGTTCTCTCCGGCTTGGTCCACAGCTTGCCAACATTCATCCTTTGTGTCATTCTCGATGTGACAAAAGCCGCACCGGCTATTTGGAGGAGTGAGTAGATCATTTCTTGGAAACACTTGACATAGTATCTAATCCTGGCTCTACGCAGGTTGTTGAGGGCAGAGTAGAGCTCATTGTTGGCTTGGACTTTTTGGTCTCCTACTTTCTTGACAGTGACCTTCCCTGAGCCGTTAGACTCCAGGTCATAAGCTGTGGAATTGTAGATTATTCTGCAAGGCTTTATGCGTATGTCCCTCACGGCCTCTTTGAATTGATCCAGTGTCTTGACTTCCTTCAACTTGTTACCTGCTTTTATGGTTTCCATGAGACCATACTTGTTGTCTGCAGCCAGCTTCCTAAAGGAAGCCACCTTGTTCTGGTCAAAATTGTATATGGGCAATTCTGGACCTTGTAGATCAAATTCATCCAGTCTCTCATGCAACAAACCAGTAGCCCTGGCTATGAGAGAGTGTGTGGTTAGGGTCTTCATGACTCCTTTACCATGTGGGGTGTTGCCATTTTTGTCGAAACCTCCTTGTGGTGCCAATTGTAATTTTATGTGGGAGAAGTCTGATTTGAATGCATCCTTCCACATGTCTGGTTGACCAGGGAAATCCCTCTTTGCTTTGTCAACTGCAGGGGAATCCGCATAGACGAGGAAGTCAATGCGGCGGGAGCAAGCTTCAAAGTTTACATAATCAAGTGGAGCTGGGTTTGACAGATTGGTTGTTATGATTATGGTATCACTATCAAAGACTTTCCCTTTGTTCTCTATCCTGTCACAATTAAGTGTTAGGGGGCATGTGTCGGCAAGTTCTTGGAGCCGTAGGGCATCAGACACGGGGTTGCTCATGCCATAATCATCCCAGAGCACGATTCTCTCTCCTTTGTATGCATCCCAGTGATCGACACCGTTTCTTGGTACAAGGCCCACTCTCTGGTCACCTGAGAGGGTTGCTGCCATCTTCTTAGCCAGGTCGCGTGCAAGGTGTGTCTTCCCTATTCCGGGTCGGCCAGAAATCATAATGACAACAGGACGCATCCTGGATGACATCTCTTCCTTGGCCCTGTGGACTAGGGATCTAGCGGCGGCGAGCCTGGCTAGAAGGGCGTTTATGGTACCGATTATGTCTGGTGACGCGGATTTGGTTGACAATTTCCGCGCTTTCTCCTCCTCCATGTCTAGTGCTCTGAGGAAAGTGGCTAGGCTGTTCTTGTCTTTGAGCAGGGCTGTCATATGGTTGTTTTCTATTGCCTCGAAGTCAAGTACCGCATCTTCTATCGCCCTAACCATCTCCATTTCATTCACTTCATTTTTGGTGGGAAAGAACCATTTCATCACCAATTTGACCACCTCTATCCCGTAGTTGCCAATCTCCTTGCATGCCCTGAGTGATGATGCAGCTGAACTCAGTAGTCGGCCAATCCTCTCTTTGGTGAAACCAAGGACCATGCCAATACCACCGAGAACAACTGGCACGATCTCGGTTGCAATGTCCTCAGGCCCTTGCATCTCGTAGTCGCCCAACAGGGAGGCTACGAAAGCGGATATGTCCGGTGGGGTCCAGAAAATGCCAAAGAGTTCTGCCAGTAGGATGAGAGCTTCTACAACACCGGGGAAAGTCCAATCACAGTTGGTGACAATGTTGAGGATGTTCAATGGTTTGAGTCTACCTACGAGGTCCTTAATAGGCCTGGTGAATAAGCTGGATAGACCACACAGAAACACATTGGCCACCTTTTTGAGTTTACTCTCATCCATGGTTGGTAGGGGTTTTCTATTCCAATCCTGGTAGGGTCTGTAGAAGCCAGTAGTCCTTGATACACATTTCCTATTAAGCCATGAGTCGTTTAGGTCTAAGACCCAACAGCAAAAGGTGTAGCAGTTGTTGTCAAAAGCCGTGTAGGGGAATGATTCCCCGTGGAGTTTCTTGAGGGTGTCTGGAGCCACTAGGTAGGGTGGTGTATAGACTGTCCTCCAGTAGAGAGAGAGGGGGGTTAACTCTATGCGTGCCAGGCTCAAGGCGGATGGTGGCTTGTGCACGCCGAGGACCAAACCCTTCTCCACATAGAGGCCGTAGTGGTAGATCTCACCATCCCACATCTCGAGTATTGAACCTGTTAGGGGCTCCTTTGCATCAACCTTTTCCCTTTGATCCAGGGGAGGGACACTGTATGCGGTGTCATGCAGAGGGGATGTCTCAACAGTGGAAACGATGGGAACTCCACTGACCTTGTCATCTTGCTTGTTGTACGTGATGACAATGTCCTCACCATTGGGGGGTGGGGGGGGTATTGGAGGAAGGGTGGTTTTGTCCTCCTTCTTTGTGGAAGGGGGCTTGGGGGGAGGTTGTTTTGGCCTCGCCCCCAGAGCCCTCTTTATGCCAACAGTCATGTTGGCAAAGATGTTTTGTGTGTTACTAACATCTTTGTTGTGAATTTCACTGTTTGAGCTGGTTGTGCCAGCGGTCGCAGTGGCAGCGTCGTTAGACGCCATCTTCATTCAC